GTCGGAGGTGCGGTTCCACCGCGAACTTCATCAGCGACAAACTGGGGTACCTGGACCGGAAGGTTTCGCAGCGTAGCTGCGAACCTCTCAAGAGAGGCGATGCCATGGCGAACGCTCAACGGAGCTATCGCCGGCACGCCTCGCCCCTTCCGGAACAGGGACCTGGTCTGGTTCTTTCGTGGTCTTCCAGCGTCCGACCTACGTGCCAACATCTCTGCATTCCAGTGGAAGTAGTGGGATCGCTCCCACTCTCCCCTCTTGACAACAAGAGACTCGGCACGCACCGTCTCCCCCACTCCACCACGCTCGCAGAGGGGCAACGCATCTTCGGCCCATCTCTGGGACTTGATGCGCTCTGCTTGAGCGGTGGGGGCGAAGACAAGCGGACGCGGGAAGAACCCCTTCTCCTTCCACGCAGCTGTCCCAAGGAAGGATTCGGCGATCCGCCAATCGGCGCCGCGGGAAACCGCAGCAGCCAACCGGCGGCGAATACCGACTCCGACCTTGAGGCCGCGACCCGTGTACCCGAGCCCACCAACCGCTGGCGGGAGGTGGAGGCGGGGATCTTTAACGATCCACGGGAAGCGAGCCCTCATCACCCGCTCCAACCTGCGCTTACCGACGACGTCCAACCTTGGATCACAAGGAACGGGCGCGGCAAGCTCGCAGGATGGAACCGGCGGGGCGAAGAGGACACAACTGCGTTTGTCCTTTGGTGTCACCGGGTCTTGACCGCCCATCAACTCGCACGCCAGCCATGCGCGCTGAGAGATGTAGGTCTTCGACCGGTTGAGCTCCCCACCCACGGACGAGATGATGCGCTCGTAGTCCTCGAGCTCCCCGCTGGTAAGGCGGGTCGAGCAGAGGCCGACGGCATCATCGCCGTGCACGATGCTGAACTCAAATGCCTGGCAGGCCCAGGCATTGACAGTACAAAGGACAGGGAAGGAAAGAGGGGTGCCCATCGGACTCCCTCGTCTTCCCCTCTTCTCCTCTGCGCCATGACGCCAGAGGGGAAGGGGTTCCACGCCAAGGGTGGCGAGGGCGGTGGCCCGCTCCGAACGGAGCAGAAGGCCACCGTCCACCCACCCGTCGATGACTGCCTCGAGAGCATCGAGCTTCAGACCATCCGTAGCCGCAGACAAATCAACGGATACGAAGTCGAAGCCAGATCGACACTTCAAGGCGCGTGGGAGGCGGAAGGTGCGAGAGGAGGGTGGCTGCCAGTGCTCCCGTGGGTACGGATACCCAGCGGAGGCACGGAGCCACTCTCCCTCAATGAAGGTCAGAGCGTCTGGAACTCCGACGACTCTCGCCTTCATTCCCGGGGCTGGCACTGCATGAGCAGTCAAGACGAGACCCCCCGTTGCCCGCTCTGGAAACAGAGCCGCGGCTTCGGTAGGGAACTCATCCCTCATGCTCCGAGCGACAAGCACCCCGAGGCACCGCGTCGCCTCCTCCGCTTTCTCCGTTCGGTCGTCCGGTCTCTCTGTGAAGAGCCAGCAAGACTTCCGGTAACAGAAGTTGCCGAGCGAGTCCACAGAGAACCGGCCGAAGTACCGACGCATAAGGGGGATCGGATCGCCGCGCTTTACCAAGGCGCCGCGCATCCGATAACCATTACGCCGGAGGAAGCCATCGACACCACCGCGAGTACCAGGGCACTCTTGGCAGCTG